AATACGAACCGTTGTGAACGTCTTGCTTCAGTACCAGACCAGACCACCATCTGGAGTTACCTTGAGGTCCAGCGTAGCCCATCTGCTGCTCTGGGTCAAGGAAACAACCTACGTTAAGGGCAAGCATTCTGCGCTTATCCGCACTGACTGCTTCAAACATATCCCTGATATGGGAATGACCCCAAGTACAAGACATATGCTTTTTATTCATGACTGCTCGCGCGCTGGTGATAGAGTAACGCGAATCCTTCTCGTAGAAGTAATGCGAGTAGGCTATTCCGTCCACGAAGGCGACATCACGAAATGGGAAATACCGCCCTCCGAAATCAGAAACTCGTAGATCGGAAACTGATATGGTCCCCTTAAACTCAGGATTCTGCTTAACAAAAGTATCAATTCGTCCCTCTTCATGATTTCCACCAATGCGGATGATGCGTGGTTTGTATCCTTTAATTCGGGCAATTCGTCCAAAAGCGCGTCGCGATGCGTCATGGTAGCATTCAAGATCAGCTTTATATGTTGAGTTCCAAGCTTCTCCAGTGCCTTTATTGTATTTTCCGATGGAATCGAAGTCACCCCAATCTCCTATGTCAATGATTACGTCTGGACGTTTGTCTTCAATGAAATTACCCAACCAGTCAAACCGACGGTTGTCCACCTTGGGGTTACTATGGCTGTCGCCTATTACAAGGTGTGTGCGTGCTTTTGCTTTAGTCACTCAGGGAAAATCTCCTTGAAACTCTTCAACTTTGTTTTGTTTGGGATGGTTTCCATCAGGGCACCAGCAAGGGAATCATCCTTGTCGGTACCAATTAGATCAAGCTCTACATCGGCTACGTTGTCGCTAAAGAACATCTGAAGGTCCTGAAGCTGGGCAATAAGCTCACCCGTGGTCCAGAACTCTCTAGAGTTGCCAATAGAGGTCTTCCAGTACTTCTTGACGGGCTTGTCGTCAATCATGTCTGTCTCTTCTGGGTTAACCGGATCACCTCCAAGTGACGAGTCAAAGCCAATCAGCTTGGCCTTGCGGAATCCAAGGAAGTGGGAAAGACTAATGGTACGGGTGGCACTACAAGTACCCCCTTGGATAAACGACGTAACCCCTTTGAGAGGGCTTGGCGTGTCCTTTGTGGGTACCAGACCGTTAGCTGCACTGTGCCATCCGTACACCGGGTAGCCGTTCTTAATGAGCCACCTAGTGACACTAGGGTGCGTCATGGAGGCTACGAGGAACTTGGTGGACTTTGGGGCTCTGGAGTAAAGAGTTTCTCGGATATATCCGTGAGTACTAACCCCTTGGATGGGTCTAGGGTCCAATACAACGCAAAAGTGTGGTTGAAACCCGTACTTAGCCAGTGTTGGTAGAGCATGTTTAACTGTGAAGAGCTTGTTGGGCTGTCCATTTGCAAACCATTCCTTTCTTAAATAACCTAGACGAAGGTTGCGCTCCAAAGAGGGCCCTGCGCTGGCAATCCAAGCAGTGCCGTCGTGAAGCTTTGTCTTCTCAACAAAGTAGTTGGAAGCCATCAACTTCATGTTCTCGACAGCGTTGTTGACAATTTCCTGAGTAGGCACCGAGTCACGAGGAGTAACCCGGATACCAATTCCGTCGGCTGCGTTACGCACGGGGATGTGATTATTCATTCCAATACTTGTCCATCCACGGGTACTTAGCGTGGAACGAAGGCATACTAATGTCACGTCGCATTCCGTTTACAAAGACGATCTTGGCGTTCTCAGGAGGTTCTGGAAGAGCTTCGATAGACCAGAAGTCCCAGATACCATCCTCCTGTGTGAACTTAGGAAGACCCTCACCAAGGATTTCTGTCTGCCAAGACTGATCAGAGCCTACAAACGGTGAGTACTTGTTGTACTCCTGCTTGAAGACCTGCTGACGTACCTGCTCCGGGATCATGTGGTACAGGCGTTTGAAGGACGTATAAACCTGATCCTTCACACCCGCGTCGAAACCGTACAAAGCGCCTGAATAGCATCTCGGATTCTTAGTGTCTTTGTATCCGATGAAGGGATCGGTTCGTCCGAAAATTGAATCGACGTTTCCAAGTATTGCAACATCGAGGTCAATGTTAAAAATGCGCGGTCCAATGACGCTTGCCATAGCCTTTGAATAAAGAGGTAGACGAGTAAAACACCGCCCAATATCTCTGAACTCATTCCAAAGAGGTAGAATGCGGCAAGCACTAACATCAATACCAGTTGGATCGTCTGTAAGTACGACGAATTCGTAAGGTATCGTGAGATTTTCTCGTAGTCCTCTTGCGAGTCGGTTGACATGTCGTGATGTAAACTCATAGGTACCTTTGTGCTTTGCACCGGGATCATTCCAAAGGAATGTGCAAATTGAAACAGGCTTCATGACAATTTTATAACTCCAATACCTCTTGGTTTCAAGTCGTGGTTTTCATTAGGGTCAACAAATTCAACCCAAGTCTGGGCAGGGATAACAGTCTTAATGGACTTCCAAAGATGTGCAGCGTTAGCTACTTCTTTGCCGTACTTGGCAACAGTCTTGGTAATGTTGAACTCACTGATGTCGTGAAATGCCACGTAGTGCGCTTTGTCACGGTAATTCATGAAGTCCTTGTACGCCCACTTGAAGTCATGGTTTGCATCAATGAATACCATGTCGTAAAGCTTTTGGCCTTCTGGGTAGGCCATAACCTGTGCAAGAATACTCAGATCGTCAGAGAATCCTGTAAGCAAATTAATTTTGTGACCGTACTTTTGTTCAATGTACGGAATAACTCGCTTGAGGATTTCACGTGCCTTCGGTACATCCCCAAGGTCTACAAGAGTAATGACCGAGCCCTTCGGAAACACTTGACTCAAGTAAAACAAGGACTCACCAGCGTAAGACCCAATCTCAAGATAATTGAACGGACGCGACAAATCAAAGGTACGCTTGATCCAATTAATCCAGTTGTCAAACTCAGCCAAGTTCTGAGAATTCTTTACCGCACCTGAATTGAACGTATTGGTGAAATAAATCCAATCAATCTCGTTGTCAAGGATGCGCGTTGCAATAAGGTCCTTAACAAGATTTGAAGGAACTTCAAGCTTTATAGTCATCTTTTTTTCTTATTCCTTAGTACAAACACACACAAAAACGTAAGGGCGTGTACTGCCATCAGACAGTCGTTCGTCAACTTGTCGTCCGGTTAAAGGTTTGAATCCGATTTTTCTTAACTTCTCCAACCACCAAACACTAGACTCTTGTATCAGATGATTATCACGTCCGTCAGCCAATTTCTTTTGGCAAGGACCAAGACCAATACTCAGGTAGAACCACTTATTACCGTACTGCAAGATGTCCCGCAACACGTTGTCAATGTATTCCGGCTCGACATGCTCTAGTACATCATGACAAAGTACAGCCTCAAACGTACCCTCTGGTTTAGTGTCAAATTGAGGCATACCGGGATCATAGGAAGTTACATTCAAACTTGGATAGAGGGCGTTCATCTTGATGGCGAAGTGATTCTTGCCACACCCGTAGTCTAAGATGTCGGTAATGTCAAAGGGTTCAATGAAATCATGGTAGATTTCATCTACGTGTTTACCAGCGGCGGTACCAAACTGAACCATGCGCTGATGCAACTCTTGGTTGAGAGCCTTCATTTCTTCGCTAATTAGCATGTGGTTTATCCTATACGGTGCTTAATAACTACGTTCTGGTACTCGTGTGGTTGTAGACGAACAATGTCATTCTCACGAATATCCCCGATCTGGACTTCAATCAACTCCATCTTTTCGTAAGGATGATCGTTCTTGATCTGATGGATTTGATTGGGCTTGACCCAAGCCTTGGCGTCCTTACCGAAGATGTACTCATCACGGTGCTTGTGGTACTGCACAGAGGTGCCCTTGCCGGGGTCAACAACTAGTCGCTTTACCTGATAGAAATCACCCGAGGCAAGGAGTTCATATCGTCCCCAGTCACGCTCAACGGAGCGTTGCCGCAATATATGACTGGAGTGAAGCATGTCGGTGCTTGGCTCACCAAGGTTCCAAACGAGTCTGACCCCAAGCTCGTCGCACAAAGAGACTTCAGGGGTATTGTCAGACTTCCTGTCTCCACCGTTCCCGAAGAAACCGGGGCGATACTCCCGTAGTGCAGCACAGACAGTTCCATCGGAGTCGTCAACGGGGACGACACTACTAACGAACTTAAGAGACGAGATGATGCCCTTTCGATCTTCCCACGACTGAAAGAAAAAGCCTTTCTTACGAATGAGCCAATCGTCTGAATTGAGTATGACAACTACTTCTCCATGTTTTGATGCGTTCTTGAACAGATTGATGTGACCCATGTGAATGGGATCGAAACCACCTGAAACCATGATTACGTTATGCACTAGGGATTTGGTCCTTTGTCTGGCCTTTGTAATGCGTCATGTGGGTATTCAAGATGCTTGTTTCGAAAGGCCGCAAACCGTTGTTGTGTTTTGATTCCATGTCGAGGTTAAGGTTCTTGACACTGAATGTTTCTGGTCCTTCCATGTACGTCTTGAGGCGAACAAGGGAGGTGAAGACAAAAGCGTCGTGCCATTCAGCAAAGTAGAAAAGCTGACCAGCCCCATATAGATTAGCTTGCTGGAGGAAAATGTCAAGGGTATCTCCAGCGGAACTTGCCATGATGAACCCGGTTTCCCCGTGTCCCCAACCGTTACCTCGGTCAAGCCAAGCAAGGTGATTGTTACCAATGACTTCTTTGAGGTACGCGCTGGTGACGAAGTTCTGCAACACTACGTCTGCGTCAATCCAGCACATATAGTCAAACTCGCGTGGTTCTTTTTCCCTGATACTGAACGCTGCTTCGGCAAGGGCAAACGCTTTGATTGAGAACGGGATGAAGTTGAACTTGTACTCAGCGTTTGGGGGCATCTTAGGCTTTGGGTGGTCCTTGTACTGCGTGTAAAAGTTAGCCCAAGCTTGCGATTGTGTCTCCACCATCTTGTAGACAAAAGGAATCCCGTGCTTTGTCTTGGTTGGCAGGCCCCTTGGGAAAGCCCCAAGAATCCAGCATTCGATGATGCTTCCTTCGTCAAGTTTGATGAAGTCTACCCAAGAGTCGAGAGAGTTCTTGGCGTATTTAGTCCACAGTTCTTCGTTAAACGAAGTAACGATCTTAACCTTCATGGTCTTCTACGAGTCCCCGATGCACGTTGCGTGCTGCACTGAGATAATACTCTTCCAGATGTGAGTTGAACAAATGCGCGTAGCGGCAGCTAGGCGAAGTCAAGGGTGTACCTTCGGTGTAATGCACAGCCCGAACGTCAAAGAAGTTAGGGATGCGCTTCTCCGAGTGATTCGGAATGAAGTTCCAACCTTCGTACACGCTACCAATCCAAAGATCAGGGTCCTTCAACCATTTGAATTGATGCAGGTCCGCACCCGTAGCAGTGTTTACGTAGCTTGCGGTAGGCATCATTGTGTCAAATAGACGATTGAAGATCATGAACGACGACCACAGCTTCTTGTTGTAGTTGGATTGAATCTGGTGATCCATCTTGATGATGTTAGCTGGGTTGTAGTTATGTTTGACTACATGAATGGGCTTTATGTTGTACTCAATCTCGTCAAGAACTTCCTGAATGGGGTAGGTGAAAACGAAATCACTGTCTACGAAGATACAAGGCTCTTCCTTTGGGATTGCCCAGTAGTCTGCATAGTCGGGCACAAGGAATCTTGTGAAGGCAAAGTTGGTGCTGAACGGACGTTCGTCAAGTTGGTCAAATACAATGCCGTCTTCACCCACAACCCAACGACGTCTAAACAGACCGATCTGGCGAAGTTGACGATGCTTGAGGGGAAAGATGCGGACTTTGGCATTTGGCTGACTGGCTTGAAGAATTGACCTACGACAAACCTCGTAGGCCAACTCCTGACGCTCGTCAAACCCGATAAATACGTTAACTGGTTTGTTCTGGTACGACGACATTTTCTACGACTACCTTGCGCTTCTTGCGACGCTTCTTCTGCTTCGGAACTTCTTGGCTTGGATCAACGTAATTGACGGTACAAGTGATGCCATAGGTGTCTTCCAAAAGCATCTGGGCGTAATGAATAACCTTCTGTACGTCAACTGCACCGCCCTTCAATTTGTGACGGGAGATATACTTTACGATATTACCCTCCCACCAGTCAAGCTTATTTCTTATGATGTACTCGGTAGGCTGAATAGAAAAGGCGGAATAGTGAGTTCCGCCTACTTGTGTTTCATGCGCTTTTGTCATGTGCTTAGTATTCCCTTGTTTGGATAATATTCAGGTCCTCTTCTATAACATGGAGCAGGGAACGAAGGGACTCTATTTTCTTGGCATAATCTACCAGAGTTTGCTCGGTAATAACAGGAGTCTTTTGGAACTGTCGAGTAATAGAGTTAAGCTCGTGGGTCAAATTACGAGCATTCTTGACCCACGAGTTATTAAGGAAGTTAGACCAGTCAGTACTAGTGCGTTTCAACCGCAACTCCTTTCACCCGTATCCGGGTTTACATAGCAAGCGATGGGCTCTTCATCGTCCTTCTTTTCTTCCTTGGCTGCAAGGATACCCATGCGCTTTCCACCTACGTTAAACGTACTCAGGCCCTTGGCTCCACCCTTCCAAGCGGCCAAGTACAAATCCTTGAATTCCTGCCAAGGCATCTCAGGAGAGACGTTGCAAGTCTTACTGACTGCGCTGTCTACAAACTCCTGTGTTTTAAGGAGGACTTCAAGGTGTTCTTTTGCAGTAAGCTGATCAGCAGTCTTACCACGTACATTGTGCTCTCGTGCAGCGTAATCCGAGAAGAATTCGGTAATTTCACCAGTAGCGGTGCGAATCTTTCGTTCGTAGCCATAAGAGAACACAGGTTCAATACCAGAAGAGATGTTATCCGCACAGATTGAGATCGTCCCGGTAGGGGCAATGGAGGTCAAATGCGAATTTCTAATACCATACTTAGAAATCTCTGCCTGAATGTCAAGGGGCAGGGAGCGAATAAATTTCCCCTGACCGTACTTGTTCGCGTCAAACAGCGGAAAAGCGCCCTTTTCTTTGGCAAGCAGGACGGACGTATGATAGGAATAGTCCCGCAGGGTCCGCAGCACAGCATCAAGGAAGTCCTTGGACGCCCCACTACCGTAAGGATACCCAAGGATTTCACTGGCGTTGGCAAATCCAGTGATACCCAGACCCATACGACGCTTTGCCAGAGCCTCTTCTTTTTGGGCCTCCAGAGGATACAGCGAGATGTCTACTACGTTGTCCATAGCCCTGACCACGTTACGGATGTCACGGATCATGTGAGCGTAGTCGTAGTAGTAATCACGGGTTTCGTGATCGTACTTGGTGTACTTGACCAAGTTGAACGAACCGAGAAGGCAAGCACCGTTAGGCGGGAGCGGCTGCTCAGAGCAAGGGTTAGTTGCACTGATATTCTCGCAATACCACAGGTTGTTGTACTCGTTGATCCGGTCAAGGAAGATAACACCCGGTTCTGCGTAGTCCCAAGTGCTCATCATGATTTCGTCCCAGAGGTCGCTGGGGTCAATCGTGGCGTAATCCTTGCCCTTATAGTGCAGGGTGTACGGCTTCTTGTTGATGAGGGCTTCCATGAAGTCATCTGTAATGCCCACGGAGATGTTAAAAGCCGTCAGGGCATGGGAATTCTGCTTGGCGCGGACAAATTCAAAGATGTCAGGATGGCTTACCGGAAGGATACCCATCTGTGCGCCTCTACGGTGGCCTGCTGAGCTTACTGTCTTGCAGACGGCATCGTAGATGTGCATGAAGCTTACAGGGCCGCTGGCGGGGCTCCCAAGGGTCGTAATACGGTCTCCAGCGGGCCTTAGGGAGCCGAAGTTGTAGCCGACCCCACCACCCCTGCGCATTGTCTCAGCGGCCTCTGTAGCCCTCTGCATGATGCCGTTGTGGCCTGTAAAGTTGTCGTCAATGTCACCCGACACAAAGCAGTTGTAAAGGGTTACGGCACGGCCAGAGCCAGCACCAGTCTGGATACGTCCAGCCGGAAGGAACCGCTGGTTCAGGAGGCAGTCACGGAACTCAGCTTCGTGGACGCCATCGTCAGACAACGCACTTGCAATACGACACATGGACTCCTCGAAGGATTCTCCGGGGAGACGGTACTTTTCACTGTGAAGCTGTTGGGAAATCTTGAGTTTTGGGCCAAAGGTGGTCACGCGGGTGTTACTCCGTTATAAGAAATACGCAAGGAAAAGGATGGAAAGGTCAGTATAACATGGGGTTTACTTAACCCGCATAACCCCGGCGTTTACGTCGTGGACCATGTTGGACCGGATGGAATAGAACCGGGTTCCCCACTGGTCAAGCTCTTTTTCAACGACAAACTTCACCCCGTAGAGGGGGATTCCCTGAGAACGGTAGTAGTCCTTGATACGTTCAATCAGATTGTGGGCACTTTTAATATCACCGAGATAATCAGTCACAGCTTTACACCTTTTTCGCGCAGCGAACGACACAAAGATTCAATTCGAGAGAACACTAATGTTACCTTTTCTGAAGGTACACAAGCAAGTGCAAACTCCTGACCTTTCTCGGTTTCTTGTTCGTGAAAGAATCTAATAGCGTCGTAATAGTTGTTGAAGTTCTTTTCGATCAGATGGTGCGTAATTAAATCCTTCAGATGTTGATCCAGTACACCTCTCCAAAGACGTATCTGCCCTTCCATTGTGGCGGCAGGAATGTCGATGGGCATGTTGATGAAGTACCCGTTGTGCAGGATTTTACGTAACTTGGTTGTCTTTTGCCTGACCTTAGTCTTTAGATCACTCATGTTGACATTTCGTCCAACCAAGCCTTGGGGAGGTTAAGCCCGACGTGGTACGTAATTCCGTTCTTCTTACACCAATCTGAGTACCTAGTTTCACTACGCTTGGAGATACGATTGTCCTGCTGGAAGATCATTCGGATGTCCTTATCCGGATGTGACTTCTTCACAAGCAACATTTTCTTGCGATCTGTAGGAGAGAAGAAGCCCTTTACTTCGAAGTAGATACTCTTGTCAGGGACAAAGAAGTCAGGGGTATAGACGCGCTCTTCTTCAACAATGTAAGGAAGCTTGTGTGGTTCGTAGAAGTGAAACACACGCTTCTCACGAAGGTACCCTGCGAACTTTTCCTCTGCCCCACTGCGGTACTTTATTTTTGTTTTTGTCTTCTTCTTCATGGCTGGGCTCTTCGTCCTCTTCTTCTTGTACAAT